GTAGGTGATACCGAATTCGATTTAGGTAATTTAGATCCGATGTTTGCGGGTACTACTGCTAACCCACAAGATATTATCGAAACACTAATGATGGTCGGCCCTGGAAAAAAGATAGGGATGGCTGACGATGGGATGGATATGGATAGTTTTAAAAAACTTATCGCAGATATCCAGAAAAAAGCAGAAGAAAATCGTTTATTACAAAGTAAACGCGATATGGCTGCAACCCGTAACGAAAATGATCCCAATAGACCTCAATTTTTAAAAAGTTTCGATCAAATACGGCGAGAAAAACAAGACGCACTAGACCAAGCGAACCTAGATAAAGCGTTAGGATCGTTAATGAAAAATGTTGAAGCTGATAAAGCGAAACGACCCTTAGAAGATCCGAAAGGATTTTTTGACGATCTTACGAAAGACGGATTTAATATTAGCGAACGAGACTTACAAAAATCGCGACTAATGGCGATGTCTCGGGAAGAGAGATACAATCTTTTAGACGAAAGACAAAAAATGATCGTAAACGCTAAAAGAGATTCGCATCGAAAAATATATAAAGAATTATTTGGCCCTGATAGAGAGCCGATGACTGACGCAACAGAACAAAAATTATTAGCTCAATTAGAAAAATTAGAAAAAGATCTCGATCCGTTTTTCCCACCTACTGAATTTTTCGCTGGCGGTGGTCGTCCAGGGTTATACGCAAATATCGCTGCGAAACGTCGTCGGATAGCTGCGGGGTCTGGTGAAAAAATGCGTAAACCAGGATCTAAAGGTGCGCCGACGAAAGAAAATTTCCGACAAGCCGAAACTACTGTGAAAAAAGCAGCAGGCGGTGCCCTGAGTTATTCGAAAGGTTATTACGGTAAATCGTATAAATGAGTACGGCGATATTAGATCAGCGTAAAGCAGTACTAAGTAATATACAAAATGCGATGACTGAGTTATCGCGACAACATCCCGATCAACCTACCCCGTATATAAATACTCATCATTTTGCAGACGGTGTTTATGTACGAGCGTATTACGGTTTTAAAGGATCAATGGTCGTAAGCCAAGTTCATCTTCATGAACATATTACTATTTTAGCATCAGGTCATTGTCGGGTAATTTCTACGATGCAAGATAAAGAGCAAGTAGATATTTATAAAGATTTCGCAATTATGAAAACTCCGCCCCATACTAAACGGGCTTTATATTTTTTAGAAGATACTACAATACTTACGATTCACCCGAATCCAGAAAACGTACAAGATGTGGAAGCGATAGAGCATAATCTCGTAGCCAATGATTTTGAGGATATTCAATAATGGCCTTCGTAAACATAGCGATAGCTTCTATTGTAGTTAGCGCGGGAAGCGCAGCTTTAGGAGCTAGACAACAAAGAAAAGCACAAAAGAAAGCTCGAGAAGACGCGAGATACGCAAGGTTTGTAGACGGTTCGCTTACCCAACTACCTGCGCCAGCAGAAATAGTACCAGAAGACATTATGGGAACAGACGTTTCAGGTATTGAAGAAACTTTAAAAGCGATGGATTATCAAGGTGGACAACCGCCGATACCAGGAATAGAAGATTTAACGCAAGCAACTGCTGCAGATGAAGAAGCATTAGCAGCGTTATTAGAAGAACAAGGTATCGCAGAATTATTACCGCAAATGGCCGCAGACGGTGGGCCGGTAGGTACACCGAACGATGTTTATTATTTTGGTGTCCCACAAATTATGGGGATGATGCAAGACCCTGATCCTCAAATCCAACAAGTAGGTATGCAACTCGCGGGTCAAATGGAAGCGATGCCCGAGGCAAGTATGGTGCCAGCGACGATGGATCAAATACGAGGGATGGCCTATGGGGGTGCCGTCGAACCAAAAAAGTTAGAGATGGGCGGTAAGCCTGAATATAACCCTGAGCTAGATGCAGATTTTATTGCCCAACAAGAAGCGTTCGAAGAACTACTAGAATTAAATGAATTGGTAGAGAAAGGGATAATAAGCGAAGCTAGAGCAGACTACGACAGACAGCGTTTGTTAGGTCGAGCGTTTACTCGAGATACTCAGCCAGGAACAGTTTTGACGGATAGAGACAAAGAAAATTTCCGAAAGATATCAAAGAAAGGAATGGCTTACGGTGGTGCGATATCCGAGGAACGTCTTAATAACGCAAGATTAAGATAAATGCCTGCTAAAAATCCTCGCATCCCTAGGAAAAAAGGGCAACCTGCAAAAAGTAAAAAGCATAGCGATTTATATACGGACGAAGATCCGAAAGGTACGATCCACGGATTAAAATTTGCAACGGTAAAAGATGCCCAAGCGTCAGTTGCTAAAATTAAAAAAGCTAAAAGAACACCTGCTCATAAAATCCAAGCAGCGATAGCGATGGAACAAAGGGCGAAAGCAGCAGGTAAAACTAGCGCAGCAGCGGTATATCGTCGCTATATCAATGCAAACAAAAAATCCTCTCGAAAATCTTAAAAGCGTTTACCCTCCTCTTAGAAGAATTAGAAAAGCGTGAAAAACGCGAAAGTTCGATGGCGTCGTTTTACGATTTCGTTAAAACGATATGGCCAGAGTTTATCGCGGGTGCTCACCATAAAAAGATGGCAGAAGCATTCGATAAAATAGCTGCAGGCGAGTCCAAACGGCTAATAATTAATATGCCGCCCCGCCATACGAAATCTGAATTCGCTTCGTATCTGTTCCCTGCGTATTTATTAGGTAAACGACCTAAACTAAAAATTATTGAAGCAACCCATACCGCTGATCTAGCGATTAATTTTGGTCGTAGGGTGCGAGATTTAATTGAAAGTGACCACTATGCAGAGATTTTCCCTGCAACTCAACTAAAAGCTGACTCTCGTAGCGCAGGTAAATGGACGACATCGCAAGGCGGTGAGTATTATGCGTCGGGTATAGGTGGTGCATTAGCGGGTCGTGGTGCTGATTTGTTTATTATTGACGACCCTCACTCCGAACAAGATGCTTTTTCTGATAAAGCGTTAGAAGAAGCCTACGAATGGTATCAAACTGGCCCTCGTCAGCGTCTACAACCAGGAGGTGCTATCGTAATTGTAATGACTCGTTGGTCTAAAAAAGACGTAACGGGTAAATTAATTAAGAAAATGGCTCAAGATAAAGGCGGTGACCAATGGGAAATTATCGAATTCCCTGCGATATTACCGTCAGGTAATCCACTATGGCCTGAATTTTGGTCGTTAGACGAATTAGAACAAACAAAATCAGCGATACCGCCGTCTAAATGGGCTGCTCAATATATGCAGCGCCCTACTGGGGAAGGTATTTCGATAATACCGAAGGAATGGATTAAATATTGGCCATCTGACGACCCGCCGACATGCGATTATTTAATCCAAAGTTACGATACAGCGTTTTTAAAATCCGAAAGAGCTGACTATACGGCGATTACGACGTGGGGTGTCTTTTATCCAGAGGGTAAAATCGGCGATGAACTCTATAACGGAGCCGATGCGCATATTGTTCTATTAGATTGCGTTAAAGAACGCTTAGATTTCCCTGAACTAAAGCGCGAAGCTGCAAGATTGTACGAATATTGGGAGCCTGATACGGTAATTATCGAAACAAAAGCGTCAGGTATCCCGTTAACACAAGAATTACGGCGTCAAGGTATCCCGATAAATACCTTTTCACCGAGTAAAGGTCAAGATAAGATCGCCAGACTTAACGCAGTAAGCGGTATTTTCCAAGAAGGGCGTGTTTGGGTGCCAGAAACGAATTGGGGGCAAGAATTAGTAGACGAAATCGTAGATTTTCCGAACGGAGAGAACGACGATTGCGTTGATGCGACGACTTTAGCCCTACATCGCTTTAGACAAGGCGGTTTTTTACGTTTAGATGGCGATTATAACGACGAAGAAGAGTATTATCCGAGAATACGGACGTATTACTAATTTACCGACTTAAAAAACTAGAGTAGGGTAGCGTTCCATGGCTGAAGTGCAACTCCCAGAAGATTTAGAGGGCGAAGAACAGGTAGAAATCCTGTTTGACGAAGACGATAACCTCGTAGATCCGTCAGCAATGGAAATGGACGTAAATATTGCGTTCGATGAAAACCTCGCTGAGTATTTAGACCCAGCTACCCTCAGAGAAATCTCTTCAGAACTCCTAAGTTCTTATCAAGACGATTTAGATAGTAGAGAAAACTGGTACGAAACTTTTCGAGACGGATTAGAACTACTAGGTATCGAAAACGATCCTCGTAGTGAACCGTTCGAAGGTGCTAGTGGTGTATACCATCCGCTATTAGCCGAAGCTGCTACTCATTTCCAAGCCCAAGCCTATAAAGAATTATTGCCTGCTAACGGCCCAGTAGATACGAAAGTTATGGGCGCGTCTAACGATCCGAAAGCGATGCAAGCTAATCGCGTTAAGGATTTTATGAACTTCCAGCTGTTATACAAAATGGAAGAATACGATCCTGAAATGGATCAAATGTTATTTTTCTTACCGTTAGCTGGTTCTGCATTTAAAAAATGTTATTACGATCCGACGATGGGTCGTGTCGTTTCTAGGTTCGTAAAAGCAGAAGATTTAGTTGTTCCGTATACAGCTACGGATTTACATACGTCCCCTCGTATTACGCATCGTTTAACGATGACAGAAAATGATTTGCGTAAATTACAACTTAGCGGGTTTTATATCGACGAAGAGATGAGCCGCCCTTCGTATGCAGACCAAGAAGACGTAGTACAACAAAAGATAGACGAAATAGAAGGCGTAAGCCGAACAGGTAAAGAAGCTGATTACACGTTATTAGAGTGTCACGCTGAATTAGATATTGAAGGTTTTGAACATAAAGACGATAAGGGTGAACCTACAGGGTTAGCTTTGCCTTATATCGTTACGGTATGTAAAGATAACAATCGTGTTCTATCTATTCGTAGAAACTATGTAGAAAACGATCCGATGCGTAAAAAGATTGAATATTTTACGCATTATAAGTTCCTTCCAGGATTAGGCTTTTATGGTTTCGGTCTAATCCATATGATCGGCGGCGTTACGAAATCAGCGACCGCAATCCTACGACAGCTAATAGACGCTGGTACGTTAGCGAACTTACCCGCTGGATTTAAAGCACGTGGATTAAATATCCAAAGATCTGATGATCCTGTACAGCCAGGAGAGTGGCGAGACGTCGATACTCCTGGAGGCACCATCCGCGATGCGTTTATGCCGTTACCGTTTAAAGAACCAAGTCCTGCACTCGCGCAACTTATGGGCGTATTAGTAGAATCTGGTCAACGGTTTGCTTCTGTTATGGATAATCAAACAGGCGACGCTAATAGTCAAGCGCCTGTGGGTACGACTGTTGCGCTTTTAGAAAAAGGTCAGAAAGTAATTTCTGCTATCCATAAACGATTACATTATGCGCAACGTAATGAATTTAAAATTTTAAAAAGATTATTCGGCGAATACTTACCGCCAGAGTATCCGTACATGGTACAAGGTGCTCAGCAAACAGTATTCGCTGAAGACTTCAACAACAGTGTTGATGTCATCCCCGTATGTGATCCAAATATTTTTAGTACGACTCAACGTATTATTTTGGCACAAACGCAACTGCAGATGGCGCAAAGCGCCCCGCAGATACATAACCTCAAAGAAGCCTTCCGTAAGATGTATATCGCACTTAATATCAAAGATATTAACGATATTCTTTTGCCGGATATGGCACCCGCTCCTAAAGACCCTGTCCAAGAAAATATGGATTCGATGTTAGGAGCGCCACTACAAGCGTTTCCGCAACAAAACCACGATGCGCATACACAAGCGCATTTGGCTATGATGCAAAATCCGATGGTAGCCCAAAACCCTGCAGCCGTAGGGGCATTACAAGCGCATATACAACAACACCAAGCACTCAAGTATCGAATACAAGTGATGGAGATGTTAGCGCAACAAGGTATACAACTACCACAACCTGGGCCAGACGGTCAGATGCCGCAACTACCACCCGAGATGGAAAACGAAATTGCAATCGCTGCAGCACAAGCTACGCAACAAGTCACTGGTCAAGAACAAGCCTTGGCACAAGCGATGGCTATGCAGCAACAAGATCCTCAACGTCAGATGTTCCAAGAACAAATGGAACTAGAATTCGAAAAGCTCGCGCAGCGTGATAGAGAATCACAACGTAGAGCACAGACGGAAAGAGAAAGATTAGAGTCTCAAGAGCAGCAAACGGATATCCGTGTAGCTGCAGAACTACAGCAGGCAGAGATGCGTGACGATAGGGATATAGATTCTAATTTGACGGAGATTGCAAGAATCGTTAGAGAGTCTCGGGAACAGGAATAAGTGCCTCATTTAATAAGTAATATCCCTCATTTTAACTGTTGGGTAAGAAGAGAATTTACATACAATCATCTTGACTATCACGGAGAGTATTTACATGCAATAGCGATTGCGGTAAATACGATCCCAGACAGATGTTTATCGTTCCAAATCGTATTTACTGGATACGAATGGGATAAAGAAGAGGATGAGGAGAATCTACACGGCGGTGCGATGTGGGCAAGAATGCCGATAACCGCTTTGATAGCTGATACTAATACTGAGGATATGCCGGAACAAATGGCAACTCATTTAGCACAGCCTTGGGATTGTAGTTCTCGTGACCATGAGGTCATCGTTATGGATCGTGTATCGTCAAGCCCATGGCTTTGTAAAATAGATAACGAATTCCATACGGGGAAATATTTATTCACTGTAGATTATACAGGAAACGATATCGCTGATGATCCTGCGCAACATAAGCAGAGTCATGTAATACAGCTAACGAATGCTGGGAAATGGACGGGTAATATCGTAGCGTTACCTAATAATCGTGTAAGAGCGACTAATCCAGCTTTATGGGAAACAGGTTCGGGTGCTCCCGACTTTTACCCTAGTCAACATCTGCATACCGCAGAGATTGATGATAGCTACATGGATCCGAATGTGACCTTTAACAATCTTTATTCGAAAGGAGAAGACTAATGCCAGGACATAAGAAAAACAAAAAGATGCCCATGAGCCCAGGAAAAATGAAGCGCGGTGGGCGTACTAAATCTAAGTCTCGCAGTAAGAGCAGAAAATGAGAAACCTTAGAGAAACGGAACTACCTTATCCGTCCCCTAAAACTCAAAAGGCCGGTGTACAACCGTCCATCCCAGAGCCTTCGAACGAAGGCTTTGCGAAAGCTACGGTGCTGGCAGAAAAAACTATCAGCATTCCTGGGAAAAAAGTAAGAACAAAAGGAACTGGCGCAGCTACTAAAGGATTGGATTTTACTAGCTACGTGAACTGATGGATTTCATAAAATATTCGGAGTATTTGCTCCGCAACCTGCGCGAGAGGCAGCATGAACTCGCGCAGGCTCTCGCCACAGGTGGCGCACAAGACTTTGTTCAGTACCAACGAATAGTTGGGGAAATATCAGGGCTTAACTTTGCTGAACAAGAAATAACTGCCCTGCATGGAAGGTTAGAAGATGTCGAAGACGACTAACGAGGGGGCAACCCCTGATCGTGTCCTAAATTTTGGATCTGATACGCCGTTAGATCCTCCGAAGGAACAAATTACTCCTGAAAATTTAGAGAGTCACGCAGATAAATTACCAAACCCAACAGGGTATAGGTTACTTATCCTCCCGTTTTCTCCTCCAGAGAAAACAAAAGGCGGCATTATGATCGCTAAACAAACTCTTGATAAAGAGCGTATAGCTACCGTTGTAGGGTTAGTTGTAAGAACCGGCCCAGACGCATATTCCGATCCAGATAAATTTCCTGATGGCCCTTGGTGTAAAGAGGGTGATTGGGTAATTTTTGGTCGCTACGCAGGAGCTAGATTTAACATCGACGGAGGCGATATGCGCCTACTTAACGATGACGAGATTTTAGCTACTGTAAATAATCCAGAAGATATTCTGCAATAAGGTGAAAGGTAATGGCTGAGTCCCAAGATATTGAGCTCATACTCCCAGACGAAGAAGTAGACCCTAGAGCTGCTGACGTAATTCAAGAAAGCGCAGGTGATTTTGATACTTCTGCTACGGTAGAAGAATCTGCAGACGAATTAGATGAGTATAGTGATGGCGTTAAAAAGCGCATAGATAAACTTACTTACCGTATGCGCGAAGCAGAGCGTCAAAGAGAAGAGGCGATAGAGTTCGCTAAAAAAGTTTCAGAGCAAAATAACCAGCTACAAACGAAACTTAAATCTTCAGATTCGACGCTCGTAAATGAGTATCAGCAGCGCGTAGAGTCCGATAGGGAACGAGCGCGTAAAGCTCTTAAAGAAGCACAAGAGCTTGGGGATGCAGAAGCTATTGCATTAGCTACAGAGGCTGTTGCTAAAACTTCTTATGAAGCGCAGAATGCCGAGCGTTTGGTAGCAAGACAAAAACAAACGGCTGAACAAGAAGTTGTAACGCCTGAGCTACCGCAGCAAAGGAATGTACAACCAGCAGCTCCAG